TGAAATAAAGCTTGCCACCAACCCCAAGGACGAAAGGTAATCTTTCTAAGCATTACCTATTTTCCTCTTCTTACGAATTTTTTTAACAGGAGAAGCTTTTTTAACTGAATGGTCTACACCTTTTATTACATCTTCAAAGATTCCTGCGAACTGAGAACCAATTACTTCCCAAGTAAATTGTTTTTGTAAAGCTCTTTCATAACAAAGTTCAGCTGTTGCTTCTAACTTTTTAGGATTGTTATATAGGTCATTTAATATTTCTACTAAATGATCAGTAGAAGGACAAGGCATTTCTCTACCGAAATTAGTATCAGTATCTATATGATCACAACGTATCAATTGACCATAACCTTCAAAGATTTCCTTACAGGACGTATGCCCTGGAACAACTTGAGCAACTTTGCAAGCAGCCTGTTCAAAATTAACAAGACCCCAACCCTCGCCTTTACAGGTATTTACACCAACATCAGCTGCGTTATAGATCGTATTAAGCATTTCTAGCTCAACACTTGGAGGCCCATCAACATCTGCGGTAAGAATTATTCTGCCATTAGGATCTAATTTATTTCGTTTCATTTCTCGATCAAACAAATGCATAATGTCCCAACCTTGATCTTTTTTACCCATATGTAAGTACAGTTGGGTATTGGGTTTATCTCTTGCAAACTTAGCGAAGGCAGCAATTGTTATATCAATACGTTTACGAAACTGATTTCGATTTCCATTGAAGACAATGAATATATCTTCTTTTAAATTAAGTTCCTTTCTTGCTTCTTTTTTATCAACAGGGAAGAATTGTCCTGGTGTAACTCCATGAGGAACAACAGCTATAGGTTTAGTAATTCCACCTTGAATAAATTCATAAGCACCAAACTGTGTATATGAAATTACTCCATCCCAATCATTAGCTGTATCAGATAGACAACCAATCCAACCATAAGAATCCATTGGTGCATAACCAACGAATTTAAATTTCTTTTCTTTATGGAAATCTTGTATCTGTTTATATTGTTCATTAATAATCCACATATCGTTAATCGTAAAAACAATATCTGGAGCTTCTGATTGAACTATTTCTCTAATACGATTTTCACCAAAAGGTGCTGTTTGAAATCTATTAGATGAAGGATACATCTTATATTTCTTTTGAAGAGGTGTTGGATCACCCCACCAGTTATGAGCTAAAACAACAATATTAAATTTTTTAGCTAGATAAGGAAGAACATTTTCAGTGACACGAGCGAACCCAGTTTTTGCAGCAATATCACCACACCACAAAAGCTTTGGTTTTTTAGCCATTACAATTCTATTTCTGTATTAAATATACATAGATTACACAAAAATAGTAATACTTAATTACCCTTCTTCTTTTTCTTTCTTATCAATAATATCTCCATACTCTGCTCTCCATTTGTCTTTATTCAATCCAACTTCAATAATAGAAGGATAATCAACATACTTAGGATCAGAAGCACGACAAGCTATATTCTTTACTCTCATGCCTCTGCGATCTTTAAACTTATAAATGTTTAAACGAAGCTGATGAACACAGACATCCATTAATAATGTTTCAAATCGACTGCGACCAAGAATATTACTATTAGAACCACGAGAAAATTCACAATAGCTTGCATAGAGCCATTTTTCCCAAGAGACAAAGACATTTGATGCCCCTGGTTGTGAATGTTTCGCTAACCCAACAGGTGCTGACATTCCTGGATCAAAGATCAAACAATGATCCATCCAATCCATAATTTGATTAGATTTAAGAATCTGTTCTCGATGGTGTTTAGCAAAGAAATTAACTTTGTTATTAGTTTCCATCAAATATTCACGCATCTCTAACTCAGTCATATCAAGCAACCAATTAACCAAGCCTGGAAGTAAAGAAGCAAAGTCACCAAATGGTGCTCCGCTATCATCCATATCAATTAAGGTGCGTTGTTGAGCTGAACTACCAGTGAAAGGTCGATCAAAAGGAATAGTAAGACGACGACGTGCAAGCCCAGATGTAGGATCTGTCGTTTGTATTGGTTCATTTGCAGTTATCATTACCAACCCATTAAATTTAAATGGCTTTAATGAAC